GCGGTTTATCGGCATAGCCGGTTATGCTCGCCAGCCACGAACCCACCAGCCCGGAGCCATAGACACCTGCGAAATACGACACGACGAAATACGCGGAACGGCGGAAAATCGTCAGGTCGGCAGCGGTGGCCACATAGAACACGGCGCCGGCAAACGCACCGAACACCACGCCGTAATCAGTGCCGGTAAGCAGTCCATAAATGCTGGCACCAGTCAGCGCGCTACCGGCGGCTGCGGTACCGGAAAAAGGTTCGGACATTACGCCCCCTCGTTAGTGATGAGTCCTCTCAGGATTGAGGGGAAATAAAAAAGGCCGCCAAATGGCAGCCTTGATAGATTTTTCACAGTGGATTAATGGGATTTAGTAAATTTTTTTATTAATTTGTTTAACCACTTTGAAGCCTTTGATTTTGGCCTCCAGATTTCACGGGCTCTTTCCCTTGCCTGCTCGTCTGAGAAAATACCTAATTCCGTCAGTCTTTTATAAGAACGGTATTCAGAAATTCTATAAACCACAAATGAGACAATCGGAATAATAAGATGCAGCATTGCTATGATGAATACGAAAGTGGACATCGATGCATAGTGCTCGATCATTCGGTTATAAAACTCATAAATATATTGCAGCATTTTTAGGAGTGAATTGGATATGGAGATAAGCATTTTAAAAGAAAAACCCGCGAATGAAAGCGGGTTTGTGAAACGGTAGATACGAAATGCCCATCGTTAGAAAAATCCTAACCAACTTTTCCGAGTTTTGCAAGCATTGTGCCTCTATAATTCACAAAAATGCTTCTATCCTGTGACTTTCCGCAAAAGCCTCTCGGCGTAAGCCTCTTCCTGCCAGCACTTCGTTACCAGTTTATCAATCACGTCGGCATAGCCGCTGTACCACTGATGCTTGGTCAGATCGGGCACTAACTGCTCTACAACCGTGCGGGCAAGGCTGGTGGGAACGCGGCTGAAGCGGTGGCCATTACAGCGACCACATACCTTTTGCACGGGCACGCCCAGCAGTTTGGTGCGTTTTTCATCGAGCACGGTACCTTTACCTTTACAGCCACGGCAGGCGGTGCTGACCTCCCCTTTCCCGTTGCAATAGTCGCATTTAACCTTCTCAATGCTTTTAACCTCTGTCCAGCGCTCCCAGTCAGATGGACGAACGGCGCGGGATTTGCTGGCCCAGTACGGCGCTTTCCCCCAGGGGTAGGTAACTTTTCGCGTCACACCCTCAATGGAGATCTGGCCCGCACCTTCGCATTGGGGGCAAGTTGATTTACTTGCCGCCGAACGGGAATAGTCTGCATAGGCAAACCTGACCAGACAACTGACGATCTCACGGCGCGTTGTCTCGCTCAGCTTATTAAATACCGGGTTTTTTAACGCCAGCGCGTAATTCATCAGCCCTTCGATAGCAGGCTGCGGATCCTGAATGCCCATCTTCGCCAGGAACAGGTTAAACCCTAACGGGGCCTCGGCCTGTACCATGCCCTGGGCTGCCATAACATCGGTAATGGTTAACGCGTCACCGCCGGTGGCGGGTGTTTCGTCATTCAGTTTCGGTGATTTAGGTGAATAGTATTTTGGTAATGATTCCAGATTCATCGCGGTCTCCACTCCGTTTACGCCAGCACGCCAATGGCAAGCGCCCGGTCTAATGTCTTCAGCAGCAGCTCCGGCTGCGTGCCGTATTTGGCTTCAAAAGCCCCAACAGCCGCATGAAGTTCATCGTGGTGCGTTCTGCACAAAGGCAACACGAATAAGTCATGGGCTTTGGTCCCCATTCCGCCCTGGCCGTATCCGATCAGGTGGTGGGGATCGTCTGCTGTCTTGCCGCAACATGCACACGGCTGCGACTTCACCCAGCGGGTGTACTTCTCGTTCTGCCAGCGGCGGCGCTTCGGTCGCAACATGAAAGACTCCGGCGTCTCCGGGTCAACCTTCAAAGCCAGCACTTGTTTTACAGCTTCCTCCACCATGCTGGTGGCTGGTACCGACGGCATAATGTCCGCTTCACGGGTTACCGACTGGATAACCTGCGGCGGCATGCGCATCGCCTGGCGCGCGACTGATTCGGGGATCACATGCGCCAGTTTATTGAGCGTCAGCCACCAGCACAGCTCCGGCAGGGTCACCGCGTGGGAATCATCGAAGCTCAGGCCGCGACGTACCACAGACAATACCCAGGCTACCAGGTTTGCCCGCGCAATGCCCGCCAGTTCGTAAGTAAAATGCTCCCGCACTTTGTTGTCGCAGGACCAGCACAGCCGCAGAGCGCCGGGCTCATGCCGCATAGTTACCAGTTCGTGGTGATGATAGCTGGCATGCGGATACTGGCATCCGGCATCACGCAATAGCCATGCCTCCAGGCCTGCCAGTCCACCAGCACGCAGTATCACTTCGGGATGCTCGAATACAGGCACCATAATCGGGTCTTCTGCTAGTGGCTGGCGCGCCGCCGGGATTTCACCTGTTGGCAGGTCAGCCAGGCGATCCGGTTCGTTCTCCAGCAGGATACGACCGCGGCAGAAATGCGGCAGCAAATCAGGACCGGGCCGGAACGCCACCAGCCCGAACTCTTTAATGATCACAGGATTTAATAAAGCTCTCACAGACACCTCAATGCACAGTTTCGAGCAGGCGTAACAGCTCCTGAAATTTCGACTCAAAGAAATGCGGCTGTGTTTCGCGCGGGTTCGCCGGGCTGGTTATATTCTTCCCGTACATACAACCCTTCGCAGTCATCGACCAGAAGCGCTTTATTCCATTAGTGCCTGACCGGCTGCGACGTTCTTTTTGTTCAACGATCCCCAGCTTAGCCAGTTGCTGGTATGCCACCGTAGCCGTTATGCGAATGCCGTTAGCTTTCAACAGAGCACTCAGAGATTGCGTGGGGCGGCTTGAGCCGTCTGGTGCGCCAGCTGGTGCGTCAATCGTGTATTGAGGCATAAGATCAGGCAGCCCAGCGACCTGAAGAAGCTTCTGGTATGCGCCCAGTTTTGAAGAATTGGAGAGGTTCAACATGCGGGAGGCAGATTCAAGCAGGATCACCCCTGCCTGCACCTGGTCGGCTTTGAGTGTTGCGATACCAGCCTGCTGAAGGGAGTCGAACGTGCGGATCACTTTCAGGTTGAAGGCAGCGCTGATCCACATTGCATAGGAGTAAACCAACTCCTTGCAAACATACGTCCCCTGGTTATTACCGCCAGCAATGGTAACCAGCGGGGCCGCTCCTGTGATATCAGGAGCGCTCGAAATTTCAGCGATTAGTTCCTGGGTCTGGGTAAGTGAGGCCCAGTTTGATGGCTGATGGCGCTTCTCACCACCGGCAGCGCGGTGTAAATCATTCAGGCAGTAACGACCATCAAGATCACGGCGTACGGAAACGCCGTCAATCACAAGTAATTGACTCATAGCTTTCTCCACTGATTGTATTGCGAGGGGCCTGCACGCCCGCTTCGCTTGCACTTTTTGACATTACTGCCATATCGCTCTTCTTTCAACCCACAGCTGGACATATATCCATCCCCTGAATGAATGGCGTGATGGTTATCTCTACCTTGCCCTTCGGTACCACTGGTCCCCACTCCACCAGCATTTTTTTAACCTGACTGTCGTCCTCCCAGACGCCCGCATGCGTCAGCGCGTCAAACAGCGCTTTGTTGTAGTTATCCAGATCCCGGCGGCGCTGATCCGGAGGGAAAAGAACTATTTCAACCACTGCTGGCGCGGTGGACGGCTTAGGCAGGCGGCGCAGCTGCTCGACAATCGCCGCGCTGGCTTCGCTCTGGAACGCCCTACCCTTAGCGCTGATGAGCGTGCGGCCTTTCAAAGGGCCGCTGTTTGGGGATCGCCAGTAAGTGTTTACGCTCGGCGGAAATGGCAGGGTCAGTTTCATAGCTCAACCCCACGCATTTCGAGAAAGGCGGTCGCGTTCTCTCGCGCCTGGTCATCGTCATTAAGGAGCGCGCGGATCAGGGCGATTGCCTCATCCTCCACGCTCTGTCCAGTGATCGTGATGCCCCGGGAGACGCCCGGGGTGATTGTGATTGCACCTTTACGCTGGAGCGCACGGAGATGGTCGTTTGCCGCATTGGGCGAACGGCAGCCCATCAGGCCAGACAGTTCGTAAATCGTTGGCGGGAACCCGTGATCGGCGATGTAATCAGCCACCAGGTCTAAAACCTCCTGCTGGCGCGCTGTGAGTTTCTTATTCGTTTCCACTGTCTACCCTCAAAGAATTGCCACAATGTCTTTTGCGGTTTCGCGGGTGCTGCCCTTGCTTGATATGGCGCGCCGGGCGCTCACCTCGTGCAGCGTAAAGCCGTGTTGTACGTAAATCTCGATGATGCGGGGCGCTGTTGAATTGCTGATCACCACTCTGGCGCCACGCTGGTGGGCGGCTAAGCATGATTTTGCCAGCGCAACCTGGTCGTCCCATGTAAAACCACCAGCGGCATAACTGGTGAATCCGGCAGTACCGGGCATCGGCTCGTATGGCGGATCGCAATAAATCACATCGCCCTCGCCTGCCAGTGCCAGTGTCCGGCGGTACCCGGCGTTCAGGAAAACGCAGTTATGCGCCATCGATGCGAACGCCTCGATCTCTGCTTCTGGGAAATAAGGTGCTGCATATTTGCCCCACCCAACATTGAACTCACTGGCGCGGTTGTAACGGATCAGACCGTTGAAGCAGTGGCGGTTAAGAAACAGGAAAGCGGCGGCACGCTCCGGACCAGCGAGGCGCTGAGCGTTGAAATCGTCACGAACAGCCAGGTATCCCTCTTCTGTATTGAGCAATGCAAACAACAAGCGGGCCTCAGTCGTAACTTTTTCAGGCACTACCGCCAGCATCTGATAGAGATAGATCAAATCAGTATTCACATCGGCCAAGAGAAATCTGGCGTGTTTATCCGAATTCAGGAACACCGATCCGCCACCAACAAACGGCTCAATGAGGCGTCGTCCTGACGGGATTAATTCATTCAGCTCGGTAAGCAACGAATATTTTCCGCCTGCCCACTTTAAGAACGGTCGCTGCC